TTAGTGAAAGTTCACATATATTATGAGGATTGCAATTATTGTATAGTGTATAATTAACAAAATCTTCAACTGTATTTTTATCTGCATGGTATTTTAATTCTATTTCCCTATAACTATCTGTTTCATTTAAACCATAAGATTCATATGCTGTATTTTGATAAGAAGGCAATAATTCTTGAATGGATTTTTGCATTGAAGAACCATATTTGTTTTGGCCATTATCATACCTATAATATACTTTCAAGGATGTAATAATATCCTCTCTTTTTGTCTGAGTGAAACTATAACCTAGGACATCATTGAGATTAATCATTTTATCTATATCATTATCTCTATATGATTCCTTTATTGTTATCATAGTAAATTTTCCTTCAGATGTAAATGCAGGATATGACTTAGATTCTTTTAATATATTTTCAATTAATCTTTTTCCATCAGTTTTCTTATTTATAGAAAATCCCATTTGCCAACCATCATGTGCATCTCTTGATTGCTTTATTTTTTCAATGTCAAAATATCTATAATCAGGCTTTAGCACATCTGAACCTATTTGACTTATATCTTCTGAAGGAATAGCATCAGGTGTATCTGTTGTATGATATTTACCGTACTCCATTTCTGTTGTTAAAATATTCATTACAATATCAGATGGTTTTTCTATGATTCCTGATGTAACCGTTGACACAGGGTCCACTTGTTGCTCCTGTGAAACCTGTGCTATTTGTAATAATTCTTCTCTTAATGCAGATAGTTCAATCCCTGAATCATAATAACTTATCCCATAATACCAACCATTTCCTTGAACCCAATCATCAAATCCATCTCCCCTAGCAGCCCATTGAGCATTCTCTGTTGCTTGACTGTATTCACCATCAAAATGCCAATATCTTCCTGAGCCTTCATTATCAATTAAATTTGGTTCTATCTGTTCTTCTAGTTCTCTTAAACATTTATTATATGCAGTGCATAAATCATCCATATAAACATAGAAATTATCAATCCATTCATTTAATGTTGTCATGGTTCCCCAACTCTGCCAATCATAATTTCTGTAACCCTCTTGTACAGAAGAAAGTTTTGATTCAATGTCAAATATTTCTTGTGCTAACCAAGCATCTCCTGTGTTTCCACCCTTCCATCTATACCAATATGACACCTTCCAATTCCTATAACTATCTGTTTCTGCTAAATTCATATTAATATCAGTTTGAAATACATACTCTAATATAAGTTTTATAAAAAACTCTCTGCCAAATACTTCATATAAGTTTATGTTGTGACCCTGAGTATCATATAAAAAATTAAAAGAGTGATACAATTTCACAGGCATTTGACAAATCCTATAAATAAAATTTCTAAACAGAGAATAATTAGTAGCAAAAGGGGCATCACCAACTGCTGCTGATACAGCAGAGGATATATCTTGCCATCTTTCTTCTAAAAGGCTATTGAATTGATTTGAATCTAAAAATGTATCTATTTTTGAGAAGGGAAGCCCATCCCCATCAAATTGACTGGCAGGACCATCTTGGTCATAGTTCTGTCCTGTGGTCTCATAATTCCCAAGTTCCATTGAACCCCAATTTGCTTCCCAAACCTTTGTCTGTCCTGATTGATTTTGTATATCATCAATTTCAGAACCTAAAACACTGCCATCAAGTATGCTTGAAGCAGCAGGGATTGTTCCTAATGCATCTGATGTTTCTAATAATGTTCTCATTATTGAAGCCCAATACATAACAAGATATTCAAGATTTGGATTGCTACCATCTGAGTTCTTAGTAAAAA